GAATCCGCATCGACACGGGATCGTCATTAAGCGTGATTGAAATTCGGCCACGCCAAAAGGCCCGCCCGGATTTCTTATACTTGCCTGTAATTAGGAATGTGTCATTTGCCACATGCTCTTTTAGTTTCCCCGTGAAGGCCGTGTGCATCGATGTACTCTCGGTGGGAGCCTCATCGTCGACGAGCCACATACCGTATTCAAAGAGGTAATCAGTCCAATCGTTTTTCCCGCAGAGGTATTCTGAAGCCTTGATTCCACCACCGAAAAGCTTGCCTAGTATAACAGTGTTATACAGTGTTTTCCCGCAATTAGGGGGGCCACATAAAAAATGCGCATGCCCACGCTTCGGCTGTCCCTTCAAAGCATTCTGATATGCGTATGCCAACCATGCCTGCTCGTATTTTAATTGGGTCTCGCCAAGCATCGTCTCCATCCATTTCGCAATGGTCGGGAATTCCTCGCCCCATTTGAATTTGCCGTCGGCAGGCTGAAGAGGTTTCACGCGAGCCGTATTGAAATAGCGTTGCCCTTCGTGAACTACGATTTGGGATTTTGTAAATGCGAACGGTATACCAGCCTCGACACGCTTGGATGTATTTATCATGTGCATCGCGCGTCGGGATTCGCTGACATTCTCATGCCTCCCGGGGCGAGCCGACAAATCATGACGGCACTGTAAGTCCAGTAGCACATCCTCCTTAGTGTCGTTGAAGAAACCACCGGAACCGTCCTCAATGAAATAGTTTTTCCCATCGAACCAATAGCCATCGATAGCTTTCCCAATCCTGCCCACCTCGTACTGACTTACGAATGCAGGCGACAGCACCTCGGCCCATGTATAAAAACCTTTCGCCATGTTGAACACCTGCATCCCGGTATCCCGCACGATTGCGGCATTTGCCGTCTTGTGCTGACCTCCCGGATCCCAAAATGTCGGGCCTCGGCTACCCTCGACAAATTCACCCGGCCATTCGTGGTCAGGCCAAATCTTTTGCACTTCCTCGAACACCACGTTCAATGGGATGACAGGCCCTTGATTCGTGAAATCGCCGGATTTACTCGTCTCATATTGCCAGTAGTGTAGCTGTTCGGTCGGTATCCGAGCCTTGGTGTCGACGGGACGCCAATCATGACCGTGAAGCAGGTAGTGTTGCTTCTCGAAATTGCCCATATCGAACCCGCGAGCCACAGCATCACGACCATCGAGCTTCAGCTCCTTCGCCAACCGCTTTAGGAATCGGGTATTCGACTGTGACCCATGCATGAAGATGGGAACATCGAAAAACCATACGGCATGAATACCGCCACTGTAACTGCGACTAATGTAATTAACCGGGTACTCGTGGTCGATTAACCTACGAACGATTTCCTCGAACTGGTCATCCGTGAACTTGGCATCCCAGTCCACGCACACGCCGTGCAGGAATCGCATGGGATTCTGAGTCGAAACCCGCTGATGCGGATCCACTCCCTCGGCGGTCGAATATGCTAGGTATTTGGTCGAGGGCCTAGCTGCCCACTGTTTCATTTCGCTACCTGAGCGAAATTCGGGTAGCTCGAAGTCAAGCTCCCATGGGCACCGCTTACTGACCTGCGACGCCGAGAGATTGGGGATGGTGAAAAGTTCCATTGTATTCTGTCTCCATAAAATCGGTTACTAAATATTCTAAATCGCTCTCGTAGGGCGACACGTTGCGGAGGGTATGGTCGACGTACTCCTCGGGTAATTGGAGCTCTGATCGGTGTTCGTCGGTAGTGTTTTGGTAGGGCCTATCAATGCGAACAATCATTCCACCATAAGCATGGATCATGGAGGCTTCGTTTTCAAATCGAACATCATCCAAAACGACATCTATTTTCAATTTTGAAATCTTGTCCTTGACCGCCCGAGCCCACACCCCTTGACCCAGCAAATTTCTAGCCCAATCCGTCCCCAAAGTTTGCATCATGAACCGTCCGGATTTCCCGTAACCCGGCACCGGCTTTTCCTTGAACTCAGGGTCATGCAAATATTTGTCGGGAATCCCCATCGCGGATAACATGTCCTTGATCGGTGTCGCGAAACTCATGATCTCGAAATCATAGGTATTTGCCAAGATTTTCGCCACAGACGATTTGCCGGATCCCCGGCGCCCAGTAAGTCCCAACACCCTCATTTCACATACTCCTTGCTAATTTGCCCTTCTGCTGCGAGCGGTACTTCGGAGATCCACTCTGGCCCGGAGGACATGGTTTTTATTACGTCGGCCAAGCCGGCTTCGGCTCGATCCTCCTCGATCTCGATCACCACTTCATCGTGAACGTGGAGAACGATTTTATAATCCTTCGACAGCTTGGCCAATTGCCACGCAAACAAATCTCGAGCGGTGCCTTGCACACTGTTCTGAAATATGTTGGCACCATAGAAATAGGTACGTCGTGGAGAGCCTTGTTGAGCCTTGGCGGTAACACCGTCAGCCTCCTGCTTGATACTGTGGAATCGCATCTCACGACCACTGGGCAAATCAAACGAATAGGTTTCACCCACGCTACCCTTGAGCAAGCGATCGTGATGCTTCCATTTGGATGTGATCCCCGGATTTTTCCGTCGGAAATCGTCCACTTGCAGATAGGCGTTGACCCATTGTCGACGGTCGAAGGTCGAGAGAGTGGGGTACAGCGTAGCCTTCCCCGGCTGATACAGCCCCGCGAATTCCTTGAACTGAATTTCAGCCCTCTTCGAGAAGTCACGATCAAGCAAGCTTTGCTGACCGTAGTTCTTTACGGTTTCCGCGAATTTGAACCACCCGCTACCGTAGCCCAACTGCAACACACGAACCTTAGCTAGCATATAAAGCTCAGGGTCTTCGTCCTTCAGTACGCCACCCGTCCAGCCCATCGTCAGCCGAGCGTGTGCTTCGTAAGGACTCATGCCGTCGGCCAAGGTCTCGAGGAATTCATAGTCCTCGGCCAGCCATGCAGTGAGTCGAGCCTCTATCTGAGCTAAGTCAACTATCAGTAAAGTAAATCCTTCAGGTGCCTCGATGCACGAGCGTACGTCCACTCCGTACTGTGGCCCCCGTGGCATATTCTGAACATTGAACCCACCCGCACCGCTGAACCTGCCCGTTATGCCGGCACCCCAGTACATCATGTTATATGAAATCCTACCTTGGTCGGTGAGACGGTTCCGCATCCCAAGCAAGGTTTGCAAATGTTTGTTTATCCGCTGAACGTTCTGCATGTCCGATGCATAGGTAATCTGCTCGCCATGCTTGGCTTCCCATTCCTTCCAATCGGCACTCGCCTTATCCAGTGACTTGGGCGGATCTATACCCACCTTGCGACACTCCAGTGCCAGTGCCTTCTTCGAGTAAACCGCATAAGATTTCTTGGTGTCGGGATCGATTTCCATATACCACGGCAACCTTTGTTTGGCCTCGAACAACTGGGTCTGTAGAGATTCCACACGATCGTCCAACTTGGCTTCGGCTCCGGGCATCCCGCAGTAGCTCATGTCGCGAGTCATCTCCGACACATCCTGCTCTACCTGCGGCCAGCCAGCGAAGAGCTTATCATACAATTCGTAGCAGTAGCGAGCATCGTCGAGGGCGTATTCCATGACGTCCTTGGCCATATCCATGGCCACTAGGTCATCCCATGTTTTGCCCTTCATGGCGCCCCGAACTTCCTTCGACATTTCCACGCCCAACACTTCTTTGGCGGAACCTTTCAAGGTTCTAGGGTACTGGAAATATACCACCATGTCGGCCGTGCATATCCAGCGTTTGATTTTTATCTTGGGTATCGTTCCGAGATCCTGCAACCGTTCGAAAACTCGTTGGTCGAAGGATGCGTTGTGGGCAATCAAGGTAGCCCCGTCGAGTCGATGCCAATCAAAGTTGGCGGGGTTGCCCACATACTCCAAGTCGGGGCTGAATAGCGTCACCATATAGGCGTCGAATTCCGGATGATGCACGTATTGATATGTGCTCATCTTCGCGATCGAGTAATCCTTACCGTAGTAAGTTTCGAAATCGATCGCGCAGGCGTCGGCGGTTAGACCGAGCTTAATTTCTGCTTCGGTTAAATTCATCGTAAAAGGCGGGGGCAGCCGGAAAAGGAATAACCGGCCACCCCCTATTTCACATCACTATGATCACACTACTAGGAACCACCCTAGCTGAAATCTTTGAGCCATTCTACGAATTCGGCTTCGTTCTTAGTACCTCGCCTGAGTTTTGGAACATGCACAGTCTTACCTCCGAACACGGCTTTGTCCGTGGTCAGATGAAAGGTGCCAGTGTTGAGACCCTCGCGATAATACATACGAGCCGCCGTGAAGATTGGAACAGCAGCCCGTTTGTAGGCCGTGCCCTTGATCCGCCACAAAGCGAAAGCGTAATTGCTGTCGCCGTACTCGAATGGGAACACCGCTTCATCCTCGCCCTTGATGCATATCAAAGCATCCGCGATGGGTTTCCAGTCTGGCTGTTCGCCGTTCTGACCCCACTCGAATGAACCGCCCGCAGCTACTGCGTCGGCCTTGCTCAAGATACGAGGGATTTCACCGTCGTCCCAATTGATGTTCTCCTCGAACATCTTACCTATCCGTACCACCGTGAATTCCACGGGATCGGATCCTTCCGAATAGATGGATGACTCGCCGTCTAGGACGATCTCACCCTTCTTGAAGTTCTCGGAAAGGTTACCCATTCCTTGAACGATTTGCAGACGAGGGAACGAGATGTCGGACGCATCCAAATCCCCTGTTATGGTACCACCGACGGCGGGTGCCAACACTGAGGTGGGCGAACCCTCCACTATGTCTCCGCTGGCTTCGGCCAAGACCGTTGTCTCGGTGGCTTCTGTTACACTGCTTAATGATTTCTTTGGCATTGTTTTATTTTGTTTGTTGTTTGTGTTACGAACGTTATACACTCGTATTAAAGATTTGGGTTCTTCTTGAGGAAAGGAGATCTCTCCCGATCTTCTTCGGCAGGTATGATCTCAGCTTCTTCCAAGGCTAACTCCACCTGACCGCGGGCACCGCTCTTTTCACCTCGCGGTAGCTTCTTGGAAACCGCTTTTCCTAACTTGGCGACAGTGATGCTGCATGCGTCCATAAATTCCTCCGGGGTCAGTAAATCGGACAACGCATCATACGCATCCTGTGCGTTTTCTATTTTCAAGGATGCATTGCGATAATGCAAATCGTAGCCCGGTATTTCCCTGCCATCCTCCTCGGCTAACTTCATAGCCTGCTTCCTTGCGGAGGTGGCCCACTTGTCGACCACCTGGGCTACGTTCAACATCTGACCCAAGACCCGTGGGTCTTCGACCATCGCTGGATCGTAACTGTGCCACAGTGCCATCTCGAAGTCCTCCATCGTCGGAGCGTACTTCCGAGCCAAGGGTAGCATCTTGTCGTGCAAGGCTTGGCAGGTTAAGCGCTCGCGACAATACCGACAGCCCTCGGTGTTTGGTCGAAGGTCTTGGGGCTCTTCCATAGCCTTCTCTACTATCAGCTTTATCCTCAGCCGAATTGTTTCTATGTCGGCACGGGAGTACTCATGAGTGAGTACTTCGTCACGCCGTGGGATGATGAAATGCAAGGTAGCCGTCTCTATCTCGGGGAACTTTTGCAGGCACCCCAAGAGATAAGCCTGACCCTGTATGTTCACCTCGGCGGGGTCTATCTCGCCACGGCCGAACTTGAAATCGACCACGTCCATGTGAGTGTCCTTGATGACGACGCGATCGACGGTGCCGAAGATCTTGCCACCCATCTCCTGTAGGATTTCTCGTCTAGTCTTTGGTAGGTCGGAAGAGCTCATCGTTTAAAAATACAGTAAGGTTTTTGTCGCATCGAAATTCGTACAGGGGTATCAGCTTGCGATCGGAATCGGTGGTGACGTAGTACAAGTCACCCTTGTCCACCAAGCCGGTCGCCAGTGTCGAGCGGTCGGTAAGCAGTAGTCGTAGTTTAGTCATAGCTGACCTCCACGCGCAGTTCTTTGTGGGTTTCGTCGGCCACCGCCTCCAGTGGAGCTAAATAGTCCAAGCAGGCGGTGACCAACCGAAGTTGTTCGTCATTAAGCCCGTCCATATTTCCCGTCTCGCAGGCCGAGTGAAGCATCGTACCTTCCTCAGCGAAGGGGTTGGTCTCGTTGCTTGATCGGTACCCCGGACATATCTCAACGTATTTGAGAGTGCTGGGGCCGAGTTCGTGATGTTGTTCGGGTGACGCCATTGTTTCTAGCCTAGTTTGTCTTGTTTGGTTTCGAGCTCGTTCGCTACTACGTTCAAGCCCTTGTATATGAGTTTAATCTCCTCTTGCAGGGATTGTATCTGCACCCCTTGGAAGGCAGCGTAATGCAACACCGCTTCGGACTTGGAGAGCTTCTCTTTCTCTCGCATGCCATCAGCCATGGTCATCGCTTGATTGTAGATTTCCAGATGCATTTGCTTGTACTCGTCGGGCATCTCGTCGTAGCCGGATATCTGACGGTACTTGGTACGCTCGGGATCGGGATCGTGATCAGGCTCGAACCTCATAGCCCCTCCTCGGTACAGTATGCATTCAGGAACTCGACGACGCCTCGCTTGGTCGTGTCGATGTCCATTACGTACGGCTCGACGGCTTCTTCGCCATCGCCGAACAGCTCGTGCTTCCCTCGGTTTATTTGTCGGAATACCTTGTTCGCTTCCGTAGCGCTAGTGAACCAGAGATGAACCTGCCCCCCTATGCTGTCGTCTACGTTTTCAACGGTAACCCGTAGGATTTTTGTCTGTGCCATATTAGTGTGTGGTTTGTTGTTTGTATAGGGTGCCAGCCGTCTAAGCTCGCACCCGTAGAAATCTCTTACCTCCTGTATCACCCGATCCCCGCCAGAAGATACATCAGGAATATCATCGAGCTCGCGGCCATGGATAATAAAAATATCGCCAACCAAGTAAGTGGATCCATGTCGTTCATAGTCTTGGTGCCTCCCTTAGCCCACTTGGCTTCTTTGACTCGTGATCTAACGAAGTCCTTGATCTCGTCACTCGATAGAGCACAGCCCGTATGTAGTTTAGTGTTCTTGTAATTAGCCGCTTCATATTCTTCCCTCAGTGATTGTAGACGCGCTTGGTAAAGCAGATCGTCGTCGGTTATATACTCTTCGTTCATGTTAAAGTACGGGGTTCAGCTCGTCGTCATTGATCAAATCCAGATTCGTGAGCTTCCGACGAACGGCTTGGCACACGCCCATCTCGACCGAATCAGCGGCGAATATTATTTTTTGTATCGCGGGACTCTTGCTCCCCGACCGATGAATTCGGCCAAGAGCCTGCTTCAAGTCGATCGCACTGAAGCTGGGACTGATCAAGCTGACCCTCGGACGATTGCCCAAACGATCATGCAGATTCAAACCCACGCCACCTGCCTGTATCGTGCAGATTATTACATGAGCACTGTCCCGCTGGAAGGCATCCACCATGTCGGCGCGATCAGCCTCCGATTGACCGCCCTGTACCAACACCACGGGGGAGATGGCCGACAGTCGAGCGGCGAGGGCTTCCAAGGTAGCCGTGAAATTTACGAAGATCGCAACGCTGTTGCGCTGAGACAACGCATCCTCGGCCAGCTCCGTGAACACGGGCACCTTCAAGAGCTCGGCCTTCTGGCGAGCACGAAGCTGTATCGTCAAGGGAGATTCCTCGTCGCCATCCTCCTCACGGCGCTCGGCCAAGGCATTCAGCTCCTCGGCCATGTCCGTGTAGATTTGGTCGAAGGCCGAGGGATCTTCCACATTGTAACCCTGCGGTATCACGAGGTTGTCGGGGAAGGTGCCCTCAGGCAAATCCTTGATCCTTATGCGACTACCGCGATCAGGGTAGATGTGGTCATGCAATCGCTTCAGCACCTTGGGAGAGTTGTTGAATTTCAACCCACCGAAAGTTCCCTTGACGCAACCTGTCTTCAGACACCAATTCCAATAGTTCTTGTACTGGTGCATCTCCATCAGGTAACCCGCAGCTTTCATCTCCACGGGATTGGAGCAGGCCGTTGCCGATAACATCAGCACGGGAATCCCGGCGTCCTTGGCCTGTGCCAGCATCTTCGAGTTCAAACTCTTGTCGCCCTTGCAACGATGCACCTCGTCGAAGATCAACATGCAGATATTAGGATCCAATTGCCACGCCACCTTCTTGCCCTGACGCAACAAGAAGGGTGTCTTGCCACCGCGAATCTTCTCGTAATTAAATGCGAAATAGCTGGGGTCATCGTGACGGAACAACTTCATCATCTCCACCCACGAAGGGATCACGCTCTTCGGGCATACCACGAAGGGAATGCGACCGATGCGATGAGCCACCTCGAGTGCGATCACGGTCTTGCCAGTGCCCGTGTCGGAACCATCCATGGCGAATCCATGACGGCACATAGCCTCCACCAACTGATCGGCGTGAGCTTGTTGCCATTCGTACAAGCCGGGCCGAAAGTGCTCGGTAACGCTATCGTCCTCCACCGGGGGCTCTTCCATTTCTACTGTCAAGTTCTGCGTCATATTCTATAGTGTCGTCGTGGTTTTCTTCTATCTCGTGAAACAAATTGCGGAACCAATCGATCGGGTTCTCACCCTCCCGACGGGCCATCGCGCTAAAGGATGCGAACGCCTTCTTGAGGGCACTCTGCTCGATCTGACGAACGCGCTCCCGAGTGACTCCCATGACCGTGGCGATCTCATTCAGCGTGTACCTTCGCCCCTCGTCCATGTCGTGCCATTGCTCGATCCCGTCCTCCATCACCAGAGGCGTCTCCCCTATTATGAAGGACTCCAAACGGTCGTCGGCGGAAGATTGAACGGCCATCGGGCTTGCAGACTGGCCGAGCGCTTTCGAGCAGGGCTTTGAGGGCTCCGGCTCGCTCGGGCTCGATGGCTTTTTCGATCGGGATGATGTCTTCTTGGAAGTACTCCCGAGTTGTGAAGCGAAATTCGCAAGCAGGGCATTCACGACGTCTTCTTGTGTGGTCTCCGGCATCTCTAGTCTCCTTACAAAATGAGTTTACGTTGCACTTGGGACATTTCATGACATCTCCCAGTGACGAGGTTCAGTGTCTTTGAGTCCAACATCGCCCATGACTTTTTCGATATGAGCATTCTCCGAGTCCATCCAGTGCTCGTAGATTCTACGAAGCACCAACTGGCGGACGTCCTTGATGCTCTCCTGAAGCTCTTGGCGTCCATCGCCGGACACATCCTCACCCAGTAAGTTGTTCGCCATACTGTCGATCGAGACCAAGGCGGCGTTGATCCCCTTGAAGGGGCCCTCTTTAACCGTGCGGCTGAATTCCTCCGCGCTTTGTACAAAGGTATCAGTCATCGTACTCCCTCCTCGTTGCAAAAAGGACAAGGCCCGTGGCCTTCGCCGGGGCAGACATGCAGCACTTTGCTACATTGGTCGATGGTCGTGGGCCGCTGGCAGCCAAAGCTCATCAGCGACAGTAGTGTTATTATCTTAATCATATGGTGTGTGGTTTTGAATGTGAGGGAGGTGGAAAACCCTTCCCGTACTGTGAGCCTTTAATGTGATCAAATGTTATACAAAGGTCAAACAATATTTTACTTTTATTTTACAACCCCAGTAAACATGCGCCTGTCAGAGGGAATTTTTTTTAGCCGTGGGTCATCGGTCGAGGGCTTCTCGTATTTTACCCTCGCCCAAAATGTAATCCCCCCACTGGTCAGCCATCGCTTTCGCGAATCCCGGAAACGTCTTGCTCCGATAACGAGCACGCTCGCTAGGTGGCATACCCATACTGCGAACATGCCACATCGGATCCTTGCGCCCGTCTTTATATACGTACATGTCGGGCTCCACCATGTCGGTCGCCTTCAACAACGGCAAATTCTTCAGCCATAACCCGGTCTTCTTGCTGTGCTCGTCACCAAACCAATAAGGGTGAACGTACTGGTCGGGCTTGCGCCACTCCGTCGACATTATGCCAACGGGATTCTCTATCGCTATGTGACCAATGTCAGCATCAGCCAAGGCCATGAAGAATTTTATCGCATCCTCCCTCTGCTGCGGACGATCAGGAAAACGATCACGGAACTCAGGCTTCATCCACTTGTTGCCGGTTACCGTCAAATACGTGCAGGGTGGGTGGGCAATCATCAAATCCCAGTTACCCTCTACCATCACGTCCAATACGTCATCATGAAGATGCCACTCGCGATGACCTCCACTACATTCCACCACATCACAGGAATACGCATTGAATCCACGAGCACGGAAATGCTTGGTCACCACCTGACTCTCCTCACACGCTACCAATACGTCTCTCATCTCAGGTCAAAGGTCATCGGTCGAGGGTCGCGGGAGGATATTAACCTCTAAGCTAGCGGGTGAGGCTCCCCCCGCGATCCATAGACCAATTTAAAATCAATAAAGCGTCGGCTGTCGCATTCGTTACCTTCAGATCGGGGTACAGCCTTTTCGCATTGTCCACCAAGCATCGCTTGCGATCCGTGTATCCCATCTTGGGCTTCAATCCACGCAAACCCTTCTGCCATTTCTTCGGCCCCACCAAATGCAACGGTACCCCAAGGCCCCGAATAACACCCATCTCGAAGCCGAAGTTCACACCCAACTTGAAACT